TTCAATGTTAGGTAATCAACTTGAAGGAAGTGTCATGTTACCAATGCCAAAGGTGGTTGATACGAATGGTTGTGAATGGGGAGAAAGTGAAGTAAATATATTTGGTTTGGCTGCTCTTGGTGGTATTGAAGCAGGGAAAAATGTTATCGGTGGTTTTTTTAACAGAAAACCCAATACAAATAAACTTCTTGAACAAGATGCGTTATCTGGTGTCAATAAGGAAGATCTTAAGGCTGTTCAACAAATATCTCGGCAAACAAAAGCAGGCGGTGGAGGTCTGTTAAAAAATTTTAGACAAGGTGGTAACGCTCTTTTGAACGCAGCTGCAGCGGAAGCGACAGCAAGAGTTACTGGACAATCAATATCACAGGATCAAATTTTAGCAAGAACAAGTGGAAGAGTTTTAAATCCTAATGCAGAGTTATTATTTCAAGGCCCTGTTCTAAGAGATTTTAACTTTGATTTTCTAATGATTGCAAGAAGTGAAAAAGAAGGTAAAGAAATCAGAAAAATTATTAGATGGTTTAAACAAGGGATGGCTCCTAAATTCAATAGTGCGACTTTTCTTGAAACTCCTGATGTATTTACTTTAGAGTATAAAAATGGAACAAGGCCAGGTGATGTTTTAAAAACCGTAAATAGATTTAGTCCAGGCGGTTTGGCGTTAAGAACAATCGCAGTTGACTATGCTCCAAGTGGTTATTGGTCTGCTTATCAGGACTCTCAACCAGTTGCAATTAAAATGAGTTTGAACTTTGCTGAGTTAAGACCAATTTACAGTCAAGATCAAAATCAAGAAGGACTAGTAGACACAGTAGGATACTAAAATGGCATACAGAAGTTCACCAAATTCTTATTTCAAGAAATTACCAAATTTAGACTATCCATCATTACAAAATGATAGGACATCTGTTTATGATTATCAAATAGTCAAGAATCTTTTTAAAAGAGCAGTAATGCGTGATGATGTTTATGGTAGTCTTGTTAACTTTGAAAAATACTCTGTGCAAGGTGATGAGAGACCTGATCAAGTTGCATATGATTTTTATGGCGATTCAGCTTTAGATTGGGTTGTATTAACTACAAACAATATCGTACATGTGAGAGATGAATGGCCAATGGGAAGTCAAGATTTTCTAACTTATTTAAATCAAAAATACACTGCTCAAGAATTAACTAATATTCATCATTATGAAACAAAAGTTATAAGAGATTCTGCTAATAACTTGATACAACCAGCTGGTTTATATGTAGATTCAACTCACTCAATGACATATGTTGATAGAGGTGTCACAACTACAAAATCAGAAATAACTTCAGTTTCCTTTCTTCAACATGAAACAAATTTAAATGATGAAAAGAGAAATATCAACATATTAAGAAGAGAATTGTTAGATACGTTTTTTAGAGATATTGAAAATATTATGGTATATAAAGAATCTAGACAATTTGTAACTGATAAACTAAAAGTAACAGAAAATCCACGCATAATTTCGCCATAAAAAAAGAGGTCACTTTGAGCGACCTCTGGCGTAAAAAATGGCCCGAAATTTTTTTCGGGGTATTTCCTAATTTTCAGCTAATTTTGCAAAATAGCTGAGTGCATCTTCTTCATCCTCATCTGTATTCACGGAGGATGGAGTTGTGTCAACAACAGCACGACCTTCACTTAAGTCCTCTAAGTTATTATCTTCATCAATAACTTCGGGGTCTTGTTTTTTTGGTGCAACAGTTAGACCAAGAACATAATCAAGTCTCTTCTTGAGATCTTCATATGACTTGAACTGATCTGGAGCGACAAGTTCTGCAAGTGAATATTCTTGCTTCCAAACCGCCTCCATTGCATCGTCATCATCTAGAAGTGGAGCAGGAGCAGCAAACTCAGATGAGTCATAGTTCCAATACCCAGCAACCTTTTTGATTTTGATCTTGAAGTTTGCACCAGCCCAAAAATCAAATGGGTTGATTGCTTGTTCATCTTCAAACTCAGGTTGCATTGCAGCAGTTATCTTATCAAAGATTTTCTTTCCGTATCTAAACAAGAATACTTTACCTTCATTCGCTGGGTTTGAAGGATCTTTAACAACATAAACGTTACTGTAATAAGATAACTTACGTTTCTGTTTCCTTGCAATTTCCTTATCGGAATCAACACCTGAGTTCCAGAGTTGTGAGTTATGCTCTGATACTGGATCTTTCTGACCAAGTGTTGTTAATGAGTTCTCAATATACCAACCACCAGATGCTTGGAAAGCGTGAGTATAGAGTTTTGCCCAAGGCAAATCTTCTCCGTCTGGTGCAGGGAGAAATCTGATTACTGCGTAACCGTTACCTGCTTTATCTACTTCTGGTTTCCATAAACGATCATCTACACCGTTTGAACCTTTGTTCATTTTTTCCACCTGACTAACAAGTTTTGCAGTCAGAGAACCAAGTGAGGATTGTTTTTTAAGATTAGAAAAAGACATTAGATTTTATTAGATTAATTTTTATTTCGTGTTAGAAAGACCATCTGCCCGACTCATAAACAAAGAGTTGCATCTTAGGTCAAAAAAGAGGGAGGTTGGATTACTGTGTACCAACAAAAGACGGGCATTACTACAGAGTAAAATACGTCTTTGCCTGAGACCCGACTGGTAAGTCGATTCTCCTTTCGGAGCAGCACCACCTGTGTCTCATCACCTTAACCAGCTATATGCCAGTAAGTTTATTCAGTCACTCCCAACGTAAGCGTCCTTACATTATTAACATAACACACTACTATTTAGTTGTCAAGCGTTTCTCTCAACTTACGAATTGAACCCTTTAAGTTATCAAACATCTGTTCTACAGTTGCACCTCTAGGCATACCCATCTGTCTCAATGACTCTCTCATATTTTCTGCAACCAACATCGCATCCTCATCCTTCGACAACTTACATCTAAAGTACATGAGTTTTTGTTTCTCTAACAACTCTTCAATCAAGTCAAGTTGTTCTAACTCATCCTCCTCATAACCTGTCATGGGAGAAAAAGCTGTGTCTAATATTCCTTGTGTAATTAAGTCTTGGAGTTCTTTAATTTCTTCAAGACTGGCTTGAACCATCTCTGAATCAAAAAATTCACTCCTAGAATCAAAATTCATTTAACTACAATCTCCTTGAGGGTTTGCTTGTATTTTGCAAGGTTAATATTATTTAACAAAAAAGGTTTGTATTTGTCAAGTTTCATACTGACGGTTTTCCATACAAAGTCATCTAACTTGTCATCAAAATCTTTTTTGTATCCAAGCATACCATCGAGTATCACTAATGTCTCGGTTGTAATATTTTTCTTCAAATGTTCTTTGATAATGATAGGATGTTTTCCATTCTTACACTCAAACAAAGAGTTAAAATCTCTGTCACTACAAACCTCTACCATTTCTTGTTTGAAAATATAATTCAAACTCTGTATCTTCTTTTTCCAATCGTTATATTTGTCTTCACCTGTTTCTATAATCTCTCCTATCCACATTCTTTGTGGGTCATCACATTGAGAGAATATAGCAGTAAAGTAATCTACAATATCTTCGTCTTTCTTTTGACGAGACATCTTTTCAAAAAAATATTTGTCCTTTCTCTTATTAAATGATGAGGTGGTTGCGTTTGTCTTTCCACCATACTTAAAATAATCAAAGTTATCCTTCGTAAAATGATTCTTGAATGCTAGATAAGTTCTGTAGCAATCAAAACCAGTCATAAGGGCAGTTTTGCTCTTGAGGTACGTTTGAGATAGTTGAGTTCTGTTGCTTCCCATTTCAACTTCTCCTTGAGTGGTTTTGAAATGAGTTTCGGCACGGATTCAACGTCAATGGCATTTTGTTCACAATAATGTACGATAGCATCAATATAACCTAGATTGTCATTCTTGACAATAGCCTCTATGTCCTGTGCAAACTGTGCTGAACATAGAAACTTTTCTTTAAGTGCTTTGTTGATGTCACCCATTAACCACCATTCTGTTTTCGATAAAGTTTTTGACATATTTCACAAGTAATTTAATGTAGTCACCTTTGTTTCTTTTATCATAAACCTTGACCTCACCGTTTGGTGTGACCATGATTGTGATAAGTTTTTGGATAGGAATTCCAGTCAGTTCATAATACATACAGGCATATGCAACCTCTTGAACAAAGTATTGTTCAATCCATTCTTCTGGTTTAATCTTCTTCGAGGTCTTAAAATCAATAACAGCGAGTCCGCCCTCATATTCGGCGATACAATCGACTCTTCCTGCCAGACCAAGGTATTCAGAATAAAGTGTGCGTTCTATTGCGTGTATCTTTCCTATCTTGTCCAAACTAGACTTAGCACTGTGAAACATAAACTGAGTCAGTGGTTGGTAATCCTTCCAATCTAACTCTTTGTTTTCAAGATAGGCTTGTGCAGCTTCATGAAAGTCCGTACCACGCCGAGTTGCCTCTTTTGTGACACGATCTGCTTCTTCATTCCCGACTCTCTTTCTCCATTCACGAAACACCTCTCGATTATAGAAACTAGTAACAGAGGTGATAGAAGGAACCCACTCATTGCTGGGTAACTTATATAGGCGAAGTCCGTCGGTCTCTTTTTTCTCTAACTCCAAATCACCTAAATGATTTTCAACAATAAACATTAAAATAAAAAACTAAATGGACACTTGCCAGTTTTACTGGTTTTAGAGAATAATTTAGATTTGTATCCATCACCATCTCTTCTCTGATACAAATGATTCTCAACTACATCTTTATACTCATCACGATACTCTTTCTGTCTAAGTTTAAAGTTATCATTTAAATTATTTGAGTAAAAAGATATTCTAAAAAGAGGATCACCTTTCTTTATTATAACAGATTTGTGTTCATTTACAATAGTAAATGCAACACTCACAGTCCTTGACCAATTGGATAAGTTAAACCAAGCAGGCACAGCAACTATATTATTATTTAATGAGGTCATCGGATGATCGTTTTGTTCAATCCAAATATCATCATCATCTGTCCAAAATAAAAATTTAGGAACATATAATTGAAAAACTGGCCGTGGTGAATAGATATGTTCATCATCAATCTCAATATATTGAGATGTATTCATATCCTTTATCTGCATCAGAGGCCCATTTGGAGTTCTCTCAATAGAAAAATCAAGATCAATGGGAGATGTTCCTACAAAAACTCTTTCATTTTTATGAGCG